TGCTGAACCTTGGTGCAAGGTCGGTGATTACGTAATGTTCCGAATGAACACGGGCACTCGTTTTACCGTTAGTGGTAAAGAGTACCGTCTAATGAACGATGATTCCATTGAGGCCGTTATTGACGACCCTCGTGGTATCACGCACGCGTGAGGTGAGTCATGGGATTTGAAAAGGTAGAGTTTGAATTTCCGCACGAGGCGGAAGATAAAGAGTTAGAGATTGAAGATAGCGGTGCTGTAGAAATTGATCTCAGTGGTAAAAAAACTGAGGAAGAGTATCGCGCAGATCAAACTGTCGAGGAAGAGGAAGAAGCTCCTTTAGACATTGAACTCGTTGATGATACGCCAGAAGCGGATCGAGGGCGTAAAGCATCTGAACCTCCAGAAGATGTTACTGAAGAAGAATTAGAAGGTTACTCTTCTAAAGTTAAAAAACGTATAAATAAGATACAAAAAGGCTATCACGATGAACGCCGTGCTAAAGAAGCGGCTGAGCGTGAACGCCAAGAAGCAATTGCTGTTGCACAAAAATTAGTCGATGAAAACAAACGGCTAAAAGGTGTAGAGAGCAAAAATAAAGAGTTGTTACTCGAACAGGCTAAACGCCAGTCCGCAGTAGAAGTGTTAATGGCTAAAAAGCAATATAAAGACGCTTACGACGCCGGAGACTCCGATAAAGTGCTTGATGCACAAGAAAAACTAACAACTGCTAAAATAAAGGCTGATAAGATAGAAAACTTTAAACCTGAGCCTTTACAAACAGAAACCGATGAGGCATTATCGGAATCAGAAACTCCACAACCTGTTGATACAAAACTACAGGAGTGGATGGGGCGTAACTCTTGGTTTCAAGAAGATGATGAAATGAGGGAGACTGCGCTTGCGTACCATACAAGAATTGTAAAACAGGGTGCAGACCCTGCAACTGATGAATACTACGAGCAGATTGATGCTCGTATGCGAGAAATCTTCCCCGACAAGTTCGAGGATGCACCGAAAAAGAGACGAGCTAATGTGGTTGCCCCCGTAACGCGGAGCAAATCACCTACAAAGGTGGCATTAAATCAATCACAGCAACGGCTTGCTAAAAAATTAGGTCTGACTTACGAACAGTATGCCAGACAAATGATACTAGACGCGAGGAATGACTAATGGCTGAGAACAGACTAAAGCGTGATCAGGAAACCCGTGAAAAAACTGTGGCTACTAGAAGTTGGGAGCAACCTGACATCTTACCTAAGCCCACCCCACAACCGGGGTATCGTTTTAAATGGGTTCGTATTGCGACATTAGGTCAGACTGATGCCCGCAACATTTCCTCAAAAATCCGTGAAGGTTGGGAACCCTGCAAAGCGGCAGACCACCCAGAGATTACTATGGTTGTCGTAGAGAGCGAGAAGTTCAAAGACAACATCGTAATTGGTGGCCTGATGTTATGTAAGATGCCTGAAGAAATGGTTTTACAACGTAAATCTCATTTTGAAGAGGTAACTAAAAATCAGATGTCCGCTGTAGATAACAACCTCATGCGTGAAAGTGATGCACGAATGCCTATCTTTAACGATAGGAAATCAAATGTTACCTTTGGTAAAGGTAATTAACTTAATTTTTAGAGGTGATCTAAGATGGCTAAAACGAGTTCAGGATACGGGCTAGTTCCCGTTAAGAACGCTGATGGCTCACCATATTGTGGTGCTAGAAACGCTTATTTGATGGATCCTGCGGGAACTTCAGAAAATATCGGTTTTGGCACGCTTGTAATGCTTGGTTCCACTGGCTTTGTTTCAAGAGCTACTGGTACAGGAGCAGATGCTGGTTCCAACAACTTTGGTGGTACTGACATTGGCGCATTAGGTGTGTTCGTTGGTTGTGAGTATGTTAATAGTGTAGGGCAGTTGATCTTTGATCAACATTATCCTACAGGCACTGTTGCCGCGGCAGGTAGTGTAATACGTGCTTACGTTGTTGATGATCCGGGCGTGACTTTCCAAGTCCAAGCTAGCGGTCAAGTTGCACAAACTGAGTTAGGTAATAACTTTGATTTTGCGGCGCAACAACACGCAACAACTTCAGTAAACACAACAACTGGAAAATCTAACATGCAAGTAGACCCTGCTGGTCAAACAGCTACTAGAGGGTTTAAATGCGTTGGTTTTTCTGATCGTCCCGGTTCGACAATAAACGATTCGTTTACTGACATACTGGTTAAAATTAACCTCCCTTACCATCAGTTTGGTACTGGTGTAGTATCTAACTAAGGAGATATGAACAATGGCTATTTCACGTTCCCAACTCCTAAAGGAGTTATTACCCGGCCTCAACGCCTTATTTGGTTTAGAATACGCTAAGTACGGTGAAGAGCATAAAGAAATCTTTGAAGATGAGACTTCTGACCGCTCGTTTGAGGAAGAAACTAAACTGTCAGGCTTCGGTGCGGCCCCTACCAAACAGGAAGGCGCGGCAATCGAGTACGACACAGCGCAAGAAGCGTTTACTGCACGCTACACGCATGAAACTATCGCAATGGGTTTCTCAATCACTGAAGAAGCGATTGAAGATAACTTGTACGACTCTTTATCAGGTCGTTACACCAAAGCGTTAGCTCGTGCTATGGCGTACACTAAGCAGGTGAAAGCCGCCGCTATCTTGAATAACGCGTTTGACAGCAATTTTACTTACGGTGACAGTAAAACCCTCGTGGCAGACGATCACCCATTAGTATCTGGTGGTCAAAACGATAACCTTCTTGGCGACGTTGATCTTAACGAAACTTCGCTTGAGAATGCTGTTATTCAAATCGGCAAATGGACTGACGAGCGTGGCTTGTTGATCTCTGCCCGACCCAAAAAACTCATTATTCCACCAGATTTGCAGTTCACTGCATCTCGTTTGTTGGAAACTGAGGGTCGTGTAGGTACAGCAGACAACGACATCAACACCATTAAAACTAATGGTGTAGTTCCAGAAGGCTACACAATTAACCATTACTTGACTGATACAGGTAACTGGTTCCTCACCACTGACATTCCAAACGGTCTGAAGCACTTCACTCGTGCGAAAATGACTACTGGCATGGATGCGGACTTTGATACTGGCAACAGCCGTTACAAAGCTCGTGAGCGATATTCTTTTGGTGTCTCTGACCCATTAGCTATCGTAGGTGCGGGTGCTGATTCTTAATTGATCAGCACAAGAAAGATCGAGAGGGAGCCTTGCGCTCCCTTTCTTTTTGGTATACGCTTGACCTGTCCCTGACTACCATTATCACAATTCCGTGGGTAGACACTAGCCAAGACAGGAGAACAACATGGCGAATACAACTTTCCAAGGGCCAGTCCGATCCGAGGGCGGCTTCGAGCAAATCACGAAAAATACCACCACTGGCGCTATCACAACTAATCTTGACGTTGATGCCTCTGGTAATGTAACCACTTCTGGTACTGTTAATAACAGACAAAAAATTGATACAACTTTTAATGGCGCGGGCGGTGCAACAGGCACTTTAACTGCGGCCCAGTCTGGCACTTTGTTTTTAATTAATGGCACAGCGAATAACGTAATTAATTTACCTGCTTTATCTACTGGAAACGTAGGGGTTACTTACGACTTTTTTGTAACCACGGCTGTGGGTGGTAGTGTTACCACTACAATTGTGCTTCCCGGATCTGGCGTATCAGACTTCCAAGCTATGATTTATTTGGTTGCCGGTACAGCGGCTAACGCGGCCAGTGATGTAGCTGGAGACACGTTGACATTAGTAAATAACACCGCCGTAAACGGTCGAGTTTCTATGACATGTGTTTCAGACGATGGTACGAATTCTAAATGGATGACTACTACATTGACTACGCCTATTGCTACAGTGGCCTAAAATGAGTTGCATTGGCGGCGACCTAAATGACAACGGGGTCGGTGTAAACGCGGTATCTAACGCGGGTGTCACTGATCCCATAGCTGGGCGCGTGGGTTACCCCGTGCTCTGCACCCTTGTCATCAATGTAAAAGACCGAGCCGCCAGTGTTGGTAAAAGCACTCACACCTTTTATGGTTTCAATAGCACTATTGGAAGTTATGGCACTATAGCGTCAGGCGAGTTTCAAATAGGTAATGGTAGAACTGTTGCAAGATCAAACAGAGTGCCAACACTAAACCAATTTGAAGAAAACGACTCTAATAATAACTTCTTTTTAGCGTATGCAAACGCGGCTAATACTGCTGAATGGAACACATTTAAAGTTACTAATGAGTCTGACTCTACGTTTACTCTCGCCAGAACCACTGGCAATGTAGCGTTTGGTAGTAATACGTGGACGTATACTAGCTTTACCGATGCAACGGTCAAGAATGCCGATAACGCTACTATAACTGTAGAATTGAGGGCTGACTAATGAGTTACACAGTCGTTTCTTCAAATGACCTTGATAGAAACACGTTACGAACTGCGTATGAAACAAATGGTTTGTACGAAAACGGTTCTTGGCCTTTTGGCGCTGTAGATTCTAATTTAGATACAGCCATTAAACGTAGAGAGTATTATTTATCCAAGTTTAAAGGCGATACGCATTTTGTAACTGATGGTAGTTTTAACGCTGATGGTAGTCCCATAAGTGGAGATACAAATACTACAGTCGCAGGTAAAGGTCGTACTTACCTTACAATTACGGAAGACCCCTCTACTGTGATTGAGTATGTAAGTGGTTACATAGTTGACGGGGTTTACAAAGCAGATTTGTCTATTCACTTGGACAACGCGGCAGGTAGTAAAGCATATTTGTATGACGCTGACTATTGGGACGCAGTAGCTGGTTGTTTTGTGGGGTTAGGGTGTACTCACTACGCTGTTGGTGTATGGCACGACAATACATTTAACTTTTTGGATAGGATAAAAGCGGCAATAGGTACGTCATCCAGATATACGCACGTATCAGACACACAGATCAATGTGTATTCTGCGGCTAGCGTAGATACGGAGGTGAAATACTCAGTATCATGATGGAAAAAATATACCGGTTGTGTGGAGGTGTTAATAAAGGAAGACCCTTTAGGTTTCCTAATTACAATCATTTACACGACTACAATGAGGATGGAGTGCGCGACCACCACATGCTCACGTTATATTGGATAACCAATTACATACACGTAAATCGTCATATAGCAGGGCAAGCACCTCATAATGACAACATACATACACATACTACTGGGTTCTTTTCTATAGTTTTAAAAGGTTCTTACTTACAAGAAATAGATAGGGTAGATGGTAAAGGAAGGGTTACAGAACAGATAAGATGGTTTAACTGGATGCCAAGATATTACAGGCATAGGATAATACACACTAACGGTAAAACTTGTTGGACTATTGTAGTTAAAAACCCATTTAAGAAATTTGAAACGTCAATAAAAGCCTATGCACTAGACAACAGTTGTATAGAACTTCCAATTAGGGAAAAGTAGAGGCATAGAATGTCAATTATATATACGCAAGACGGCAGTTCAGGGGACGCAAAAACATTACGTTTTAAGCTACGTGACGGTTCCGCTAACGGTAAAGTATCGTTGTACTCAAATTTAGCGGCTAGTAGTTCTGGTGACGTAGATATAAAAGCCTATAGTGGGGCGGCGTATGTTGCCTACACAATAGGTGGGTCTGCTGTAAAATTAGACAGTAACAATAGTTCGGCTATTATACAAGGGCCGGGGCAGTTTGAGATTGTTATCGCGGCTAGCACCCCTTGCCAAATCCACGCTTCGCTACAGGCGAGCATTGAACTTATTTCAGGATTTTAATTATGGCTTTAGCAACTAACTTTCAAACTATAGTTAACACCCAACGTAAAATAGTGTTGCAGTTTCGCATGGACAACGATGGTAGCACTGATAATTTACCTTTTACCGATCTGTTAGATCCAGCGGATTATACCAGTATGAGTGGTAAAACGTGTAGCTACATTTCTATAGATCGTATGTGGTACACCGTTGAAGGTGGATTACAGGTAAATCTTGATTGGAATGCTACTGGAAAATATATTGCTTGGACATTTGGGGGTACATCATCAAGTTCTCAAACAAGCACGCAAGTAGTGGATTTTACCATAGGTGATTGGGGTGGTTTAAAACCACCCGGACTTGGGGGCACTACGAGCACAGGCGACTCAGGTGCAGGTAACGGTACTCCCGATGGTAAATTAGTAATTAGCACGTCAGGCATAGCCGGAAATGATATATTTACTATTATCGTAGAAGGTACTAAGCATTATGCGTAGCTACTACAAGAAAGGCGGCAAAGTAAAGCGTAAACGTGATGACATGAAAGGTATGTCGATCAAGAGTGGGGATAAACGCCCCACAAAACAAGGCGCTGGCATGACAGCCAAGGGCGTTGCGAAATATCGCCGGAAAAATCCCGGTAGCAAATTACAAACGGCAGTAACTGAGAAGAAACCGACAGGGAAACGAGCATCACGCAGGAAATCATACTGCGCACGCTCCGCAGGACAAATGAAAAAGTTCCCTAAAGCGGCTAAAGATCCAAATTCAAGGTTACGGCAAGCGAGAAGAAGATGGAGATGTTAAATGGCGTTTTTACAATCAAACGTGCCCTATTTCAAAGCATGGGTACGGCGGGAGTATACGAAGAATCTTGAGGAGTATCACGGCGAATTTTTGCATTGCATGGTAGTACAAGTTACCTCAATGCCAAACAGAAGTTTAAGTTTTCAGGTTATATTTACAGGTTGTGAATCTGACCATGATGAAGACGAAATGAATGTTCACGGTGGCGCAATGTGGGCACGCTTACCGATTACGGCGTTAGTAGCGGATACACCGCTAGAAGCATGGCCAGAGCCGCTACCGCCACATGTAGCACAACCATGGGACTGTATGTCACATGAGCACACAGTACACGTAATAGGCAGAGCTACTCCAGCCCCTTGGATAGCTAAAGTAGATGGAGAGTTCTACCCTGCTAAATACTATTTTACTGTAGACTATACTGACAGTGAGATAGCGGATGACCCAGCGCAACACAAGCAGTCACACGTCTTGGAGTTGTTAGATGGGCCATACAAAGGAAATATGGTGGCGCTACCAAACAATCGTGTTAGAGTTACACATCCAGCATGGTTTGAAACAGGACAAGGTGCGCCAGACTTTAAACCGAACCAGCATATCTACCACTCAAAACAAGATGTAGAATATGTTTGGGATACACAACGAGTGTTTAACAATCTATACGCAGAGGATACAGACGATGGCTAAGAAATCATTTCCTGACTTAACCGGAGACGGTAAAGTAACACAGGCTGACATTTTAAAAGGTAAAGGTGTAAAAAAGAAAAAAGGTATGATGAAAGGCGGTATGGCTAAGAAAGGCTACATGAAAGGCGGTAAAGTCGGCAAAAAAGGCTTTATGGCTGGCGGTATGCCTATGGCTGGCGGCGCTAAACCTCCTATGGCTGGTATGGGCGCAGGCGCGGCTCCCGGAATGGAAACGCCTGAGCAAAAGAAAAAACGCATGATGGCGCAAGCCGCCGCTGGTGGCGGTGCTCCCGGTGGTATGCCTCCTAAGATGCCCGGCATGAAAGGCGGCGGTATGGCTAAAAAAGGCTACGCTAATGGCGGTGTTGCTAAGAAAAAGACTAAATCTAAGTCTAAAGGTAAAGTACGCGGGGCAGGTATCGCTAAGAAAGGCGTTCGTAAGTGTAAAATGAGGTAGTTATGCGTTCATACAACTCAGGCGGCGCAGTAAGGTATAAGTCTGGTGGTAAGATATGCCCATCCGGTAAGGCGTGGGCTAAACGCACATTTGATACATACCCCAGTGCTTATGCAAATATGGCCGCATCTAAGTATTGCAAAGACCCTAGCTACGGCAAGGGCAAAAAGAAGAAAAAGTAATGGGTGATCTCAAGAAGTGGGTTGACCAAGACTGGGTTCGCATAGGCACTGACGGTAAAGTCAAGGGCAAATGTGGCACGTCTAAGGACAAGAAGAACCCCGACCGTTGCTTACCACGCAGTAAGGCTAACTCGTTAAGTAAAGGCGAGCGAGCCGCTACTGCTAAGAAAAAGAAGCGTGAAGGCGCTAAGGGGAAAACCGTGGTCAAGAACACTAAACCCGCTACTGTTAAGATGCAAGAAGGTGGTTTAACAAAAGGCAAACGCAAGATTGCTAGGGGTTGTGGTAAAGTACAGCGCCGCAAGAAAACACTTTATACGTAGGTGACATATGGCCGTTTCAGGGACTACAGCTTTTAATTTAGACTTTACAGAGATTGCCGAAGAAGCATGGGAACGTGCCGGTCGTGAGATGCGTTCTGGCTATGACCTACGTACTGCACGTCGGTCTATGAACCTACTGACTATTGAGTGGGCTAACCGTGGTATCAACATGTGGACAATCAAACAAGGTACTGGTATCGCTATGGTCAAAGGCCAAGCAAGTTATAGCCTACCTTCTGATTGTATAGACATCATTGAGCATAATATACGCACAGGTACGGGTACTACGCAGGCAGATATATCTGTAAGTAGGGTGAGTGTTAGCACCTACTCGTCAATACCAAACAAAAATATAGAAGGTAGACCCCTGCAAATATTTGTACAACGTTTGGGCGAAAAAGAAAGCAACGTGCCTACAGTAACTGTATGGCCAGTACCAGACAAAAGCAGTGAGTATACCCTAGAGTTCTTTTACCTTAGACGTATAGAAGACGCAGGCAACGGTGCGGAAACAGCAGATATGCCCTTTAGGTTTTTACCTTGTCTGGTAGCGGGGTTAGCGTATTACATCGCTATGAAAGTGCCCGAGCTAGCTCCACGCATAGAAATACTAAAACAATCGTACGAAGAGCAGTTTGCTTTAGCTTCTACTGAAGACCGCGAAAAAACATCAGCGCATTTTGTACCGCGTGTTGGGTATTTGTAATGAGTAGGCGGTTTGCTTCAGGTAAAAAAGCATTAGCCATATGCGACAGGTGTGGTCTACAGTACAAACTACGGCAGTTAAAAATACTCGTTGTGCGCGGGCGAGAAACAAACATAAAGGTATGCCCAACGTGTTATGACCCCGACCACCCACAAAATAAATTAGGTGAGTTTCCTGTAGATGATCCGCAGGCTATAAGAAACCCACGACCCGATGTCGGTGTAGATGAAAGCCGAATTACACAATACGGGTTTAGCCCTGTAGGTGGAGGCATTACCTCTGGTGACGTACTAAACAATCTAGTCGGAAAAGCTAGGGTAGGTAAAGTGACGGTGGAAACATCATGAATTATGCAAAGTTAGTTACAGCCATAGAAGATACTACCGAAAATACGTTTACGGTTGATCAACTTAATACGTTTATAAAACAGACTGAGCAGTCTGTATTTCAGGCTATAAAGTTTCCTGCAATGCGGATGATTGATACGGTTGATATAACTGCGGGGGAGAGTCAGTTTGTATTACTAAATAACGCAGATACGACTACTACTTA